GTATAACGTGTATACAGGTGGCGGGCGCTTTGGCGGGGGGTGGGGGTATGGGTTGCGCAAAATGCATGGCTACCCCCCTGTCGTATAACAGCTATTATGTTAAAACTTTTATAAGCCATTGTTTTTAAACAGGAAAGTTTTTGCAGGAGCCATGCAGTTTTTGCAAACCACAAGATGTAGTGGTTGCGCTGTCTCAGCCGCCCCGACGCCGAGGCATCCAAGCCTGCCCGCCTCACGCGCGTAGCTGTCAACGACACAGCGTGTGATATACACATATATCTGGTCAATGAGTGACGATCTTATCTGCATCATCTTGCTTGTCATCAGGCACTGCATCCACTGTCATATCGTTGCCAGCCCAACTGATTGTGAAGGTCTGAGCCTGTGGCTGATCTTCCTTCTTGTCGCGTACACCCCACGGCTGATTGCGTGACAACGTCCACTTCAAGCTATCGATCTCAAGACGCCGACGCTGCACTTCTGCATTGGCTAACCTGTTGTCCTCAAATGTTGGCAGATCCGCAGTAGCCAGCTCAACAATGTGGTCAGTGAAATACTCTGACTGCAACACCCTGCCCTGACGATATATCTCGTACAGCTCTTCATCTCGCAGCACAGCTTGCATGACGCCTTGATACGTTGGCATCCCTGATGTCTTCAATATGTTCCTCAAGGTTTCACCAACAGCTAGCCTGTCTGCGATCTTACGCATTAGGTTTGCATCGATCTTGATCGGTTTCTTAGCCATCTTTCACCTCTTTGATTTGTCTTGATGATACCCACAAAAAAGACCCAGCGCAATGCTGGGTCAGTTTAGTGAGGCAGATTGCGCAGAAGGAAATGGGTAAAGCTCTGCGCCATCAGGTGCCTTCACGTTATCAAAACGGTATGGGATCATCAAATGTTTTTCCTTTGATGTCGATCATTTCTGCGCCTGGGAATGATTGCTTGGCTGCCTTCTCTAACTCGCCAGCCCAGTTGTCACGAAACCAAGAGTATGCCAGCCCAACCTCGCGCAACGTCAGCAGCTCCAGCTCGGGCCGCTCGGCCTTTATCGCCTTCCAAGCTCTACCATCCTTCATAACGCCAAACAGCTTGCCATTGATCTCAACTTCCCAAACATCCTTACAAGCCTTCTGAGCGCCCAACCTTTCCGCCTCAGCATCCATCGCTTGCAACCCTCTAATCACCACCTCGCATCTGAGCTTGCATTCATCAACATCTCCTGCCTCGACTGCTGCATTCATCTTAGCCATTGCACTGCCATACTTCTGCGCTGTCTCGACACTGACCAACTCGGGCAGCCTATCGATCCCCCACTTCTCATCCATCTGCATTGCCAGCCGATCCACTGGCGCTAGCGCATAATCGCACATGATTGCATCTCTGGACTGATTGCCATGCAATATCCGATCCGACTTCTTTTGTCTTGTTTGTCTGCCAGGCTTCTTCATCTTTCCCCAAATCTCCACAGTTAATCTGCCACAGTTTCATTTAATCCACATTCCTCCACAGTAGTATGTCATATACATACAACTACTGTGGTGGAAGGTTTTTTGGCTTTTTTCTCCACACTTCCACACTTATTCCACACTTCTTGAAAACCAACTGTGGAACTGTGGAAAGCATCAAACTTCCTCCCACTTCACCCAATCACCGACGACAATGCACGGCACGTCTCTGCCTGCTCGTTTGTTCGGGATGTCGGCTGCCTTAAGACTGCCAGAGCTGACCCACTGCTTGGCAACTGCCTTTGCCTTGGCTTTGTCCGCAGGCTTGTCCAAGTCTAGCTCCAGCACCTCTGCCACGGCTGCCCCAATCCAGTTCTTTGCTCTGATGTCTGCACGGTATGCATTGTCGTCCTGCTCTGCCTTTCCAACGATGCGCTGCACGTCGTACAGATGCTTAGTTGTTACGCCGTCGAACAGATCGGGCAGCTTAAACTCTGTTGCTACACCTATGTGTTCGCCGTTTGCGATCTCTACTGAGTGCATACGTCTGTATATACGCTTGTCAGACGGCGGTGCTAGGTTTGCCTTGCCGTCATCCACTGCGAATATGCCGAGCGCTTCGTGTTCATTTACGCCCAGCGCGATTGCGTCCTCGGGTGTAATTCGGTTTATCACTCTGGCTGCTCGGGCTGCCCCAATGAGCGAGCCTGCACCTCTGACGCTGTCAATCGTTGCGTCGTCACCGTTTGTCTTTCTGATATGGTGAACGAGCTGGACACTGCTGTTGGTGTCTCTGGCGAGCTTTCTGAGCATTGCCACGACTGCCTGGATGCTACCGTTGTTGTTCTCGTTAACCAGATGGGCGGATACGAACGGATCTAGGATGACAACGCCGATTTTGTTGGCTTTGATTTTGTCTGCCATGAACTTGAGAAGCGTGTCGTTTGTGATAAGACCTTCGCGTCCTTCGGCTGCAAGCGTGATCTGCATTGTGTCCTCACCGTCCATGAACAGCCTGCCTCTGATGTCGTCTGGCTTGAGGTTATAGTGCTGCATGGCTGCTATGGTACGCATCTGCATTTCTGAGATCGGATCTTCTAGGTTAATGATCCAGACGTTTGATTGTTCCTTGACTGCCGTGCCGAGCAGCGACTTGCCAGTTGCGATTGCCAGTGCTTCCACGATTATGGCTGATGTTTTACCAATGCCGCCTGCCGAGGCTGTCACACTGATGTACTTCTTGATGTAGTCGTAGCCGTACACCCATTCTCTGCGTGGCAGCGTGAGCGCATCAAATGTTTCGTAGGGCGTAGGCCACTTGAAGTCGTCATCGTCCTGTAGCTGCTCGTTCTGCTGCTCTATGCGCTCGGCTGCGGGGTCAGGCTCTGGCGTCCATCCTTTGTCTCTCGCACCGTCTATGGCTTTCTGCACTTCTCTGCGGGTGTCGTCTACCGAGTAGCCTGACAGCGTGAAGCTGTCGGTGATTGCATGGATCTCCTCGTCCGACAGTCCTTTGGTAACGTATGACGCAACGAGGCGGATCATGTTGACGTGCCAGTCATCGCCTGCCATGACGTTCTGCGTTGCGATCTGACGATCCATTGCTTGCTGTCCGAGATCGATCTCCATGACAGGCTCTGGGGCTTTCGGTGCAGGGAATGCCCGCATCATGCGCTCAAATGGCACAGGATCTCGATCCGTACTGAATTGCGTACGCATTGTGACCAGCTCTGGGACGTATCCCTTTTCTTGTTTCTTTTGGTTGGGCCAAGAGACTGTGCCTGCCACGCGCATGATCCTGCTTGGATTGATGACTGCGCTGTCTGTCTGCAATGCTGCGGCGATTGACTTCTGCACGTCCCGCCAGGCGTCCATGTTTCTGACTGGCTCTTCTAGCTGCCAGTATGCATGGCCTCTGGCGAATGGTGTCGTGCCTGTCTTGACTGACATCGTGAACTTTGGGCCAGCGAATGACAGGATGTTTTCCATTGCGCCTTCAGTGTCTGCGTCTGCAAAGCAGTAGAAGGCAGCGAGGATGTCACCGTCCTTTGCGCCACGGCCTGACGATATGGGTTTGATAGGATCGATTGGATTGATGCACATGTAGATGTTTTGCTTGTTCTTGTTCATGGCCTCGGCATGATCGACTGCTTCATCTATTCGTTTGATGCTAAAACGTGCGGGCGTAACTGATCCAGTTGCACCGATTGCGCGTATTTCAATCAACGGTTCACCAACATCATTCCAATTTTCTGTGATTTGTGTTATGAACTGCTTAATGATTTCGGACTTGGGAGCCATTTCCATTTTGTTTTCCATTTCCTTTTTCATTTAACCCTCCCTGAACTGACTGGGCCGCGTGAGCAGCCCAGTCTTTTTTATTAAAACTCAGCGTCTGCTGGTGCTGCTGCTGGCTTTGATGCAGGAGCAGGAGCGGGTGCTGGCTCGTCAGCAATGCCTGCTGCTGCGCCTTCCTTCAGGCAGTCTGGCTTGTCCACCCACTTGACTATCTCAAGGATTGGATAGGCTGTCCCACCTTTCTGGAACTTCAGCTCCTTGACTTCCTTGATCTTGACCAGCGGCATTTGCCCTGCGGCTGGCTGGTCTTTCAGCATGGGGGCCAGATCTGTCAGCGCAGCCCAAGCACCAGCGCCTGCCTGCTCCCACATTGCAACCTTGCCGCCACCGATTGCGCACTTGATTGAGAAGCCTTTCTTGTAGTCGTCACCTGGCTTTGCCATCATTTGGTTTACTGATGGGTTCCACTTCCACTCTGGTGCAACGCCTGCGATGCCTTCCGATTTCTGCCAGCCTGTCTTGAGGCTGTCGAGATCGATGACAAAGCCAGACGTTTGTGCCTCGGCATATTCATCCTTGGCTGCGCCTTCGCGTAAGTAGAACTGACGAGCGCGTACTGCTCCATCCTGCGTGCCGCGTGCTGACCACTGCAAGAATACGTTGATGCTGTCGCCACTGTTTCCAAGATCTATTTCAAACATTTTGTTTCCTTTACTTTGTTTGATTGTTGAGATTGTTGTGCGCGTAACCCTGCGCTGGGATGTCATGCACCGCTTTGATCGTTTGGCCTATGCGCATAGCGATCTGCGGCACGATAGCATTTCCTAATCCTCTAAGTCTGTCCACCCTTCTGGGTATCCCATTAGCCACTCTACCCACTGCGGGTTCAGGGAGCCAGAAC